TTGGGAAAAGCAAGAATCAAAATGAATTGCAGAGACAAAACATTCGCAGACTTTTGCATGAGCAATTCTATATTACAATGACCGGAATGATTGCAATGATTCTTAACGGTATGATGGACGATGATGATGAGTATGATAACTGGTACACACACATGGCAATCTACCAGACGAATAGGCTTCAAACAGAACTCAAAGCATTTAGAAGCGTAAATGAATTTGGGAGAATAGTAGAGTCCCCCACTGCAGCTGCTAACTTAGTTAAGGATGCATCCCAGTTTATTACAGCTACAAACAACTTAGCCGGATACTATATGGGTTGGCCAACAATAGAAGAAAAGGATGTCTTCTATCAACGACGAGCAGGTAAATACGAGAAGGGGGATCTTAAGTGGGCTAAGGAACTAGAAGATATAATCCCAATAATAAGCGGTATTGTAAAGACCGGGGATCCAGAAGAAGCTAACAAATATTTCATCCTTAGTAATAAATAAGGCCAGAAAAAGGGGGTGGCGAAAGCCGGCCCCCAATTTTCCTATTGTTTCTCTCTGTTGACAGCAACCATAAACAGTGTAAGATATCCCATGAGATCCATGAGGGTATCTTCACTATCACCATCAACACCTAAAGTTTTGAAGCGACGAAGTTTGTGCTCTATCTGCCCCTCCAATAACTGGAGAGATGATAGATTACAAAACAAGTTCACATCAGAGAGTGCACTGTTTCCGTAAGATCTGTTCTTCTCTGCAAGCAGGGACTTTAACTTATCTAGCACAGCATGTGCCTCTTTAATTGTAGGATGTACAGGCTCTATGTCATCAGTACTAGTAGCCACGTAATCATGTTCCCAAAACTTTTGGTTACTCATTGTCATACATTTTTATTTGTTCTTCTTCGGCAACAGCTGCAGGAAGTTGGAACCAATCTATTTTAGGTAGGTTTCTGGTTTGAAGTCTTTCATTAATATTAAGAAAGTGCCCATTCCCATAAAACCCTGCCTTATTACCACTGTATACTTCTGCAGCTGGGTGTGCAGATGCTAGTACAGCAATATGGATGTGTTCTTTAAACTTCTGAGCATGTTTACCCCAGAGAACAAATATAGTGTGACGTCTACGTTCTTGAATAAGTTTTATCACTTGAACTGTAAACCAATCCCACAACCCAGCATGGGCGCCGGCACTCTTCTCTTCTACAGTCAGTGCTGTATTTAAAAGAAGAACACCTTGCTTAGCCCAATGCTCGAGCGTGTGGTCGAACTCATCAATAGGTTGATGATGATCAAATTGATTACACAATTCTTTATGAATTATCCGTAACGATGGGGGAATAGGTTTATGAGCTACTCCAAAAGCTAACCCAGTAGCTTGTCCATTATGATACGGATCCTGTCCAAGAATAACGACTTCAACTTTATCGAGGGGACAAAGAGTAAAGGCTTTAAATGTATCCTGACGTTTAGGATAAATCTTAGCGCCTCTAGATCTTATAGTCTCCACTGTAAAATCAAATTGAGAACTATCGATGAGAGGACGTAACTCCTCCCATCCATAGTCCACGTCTTTAAATAATAAGTGCATTATACTTTGTAGTATTCTTTGTCAAATCGTTCATAACGCATGTCAGGTATACTGTGTAACTCAGAGTCCCCCAGTTCTATGTCTAGCTTAATTTCTAGACTCTTTCGGAGTTCGGGGTCTTTGTATAGTATCTGACCTGTTTTACCATCAGCTTTGTAATCATGATAGTCTAGGATCATCAGCTTCCAGATATCATCTATCTTAGAATACTGACCCTCCCTAAACCGTTTGTATGAATTCCTAGCCGAATCAGGAATATCAAAGACAAACAAAACGTGGTACGTATCCACATCTTCGAATTTGATAAAAGTTGGCATAGCACACATTGCTTCTTCAAACTTTGTAAACATCCTATCTCCAGAGAACCGATACAAGAGAGCAATACACTCATCGTATTCCGGGGTGGAAATAAAAGCATTTACAAAAAGAGAATCCCACAACATGTACTTCTTGCTGCCTCCAAGAAAAGGAAGAGCAAAAGTGCTAGAGCTAGTCAGCTTAGCACACTTGAGGTCATAGCAAATAAGCTTGCCCTCATGTATACCGCGCGTAATAACATTAACCTTGTGCTTTGTCTTCCTATAGGTTACCGAGCTTCCAATTTTAATTTCTATTGTCTCTTCTTCATTATGCAATCTAACTATATCCGTTCCATTTACTTCTTCTCGATAGCTTAGAGGTACATGCAATCTAACAGTTCGCCCATCGACGGGCTGTAAATTGAGACCTTTGACATCACGCATCGTCCCATAGATCGTTTGAGATGTCAGTGCACAACAAGGGAGGAAGCCTCAAACCATAACGGTCTAAGTCTTCATCCGTTTTAAGCAGATACACTAGATGAAAGTTTTTGAAGAACTCCATGATACCATTTACCATACCGAACTTCTCTACGTACTTGCGTAATGCAAACGCTTCGAAGTCTTTTGTTCTATCCTTTAACCAATTCTCTGCAGTCTTTACACCTACACCAGGGATACCCACAATATTATCTGTGCTGTCACCCATAAGCGTCTGTATCCAGAGAAACTTAAGAGCTTCCTCTGGGGACGTATGAGTAAACTCTGCTTTCCCATAATTGTAATGCATCCCAACACATTGTTTGAGTACATCTTTATCGGGGGAACAAATAATCATAGTCTCCTCGTGATTGTAAGAATAGTAACTGACAAGATCATCTGCTTCAAGTTCTGTCACGTAAGAGAATCCCCACTTCTGCATTGCATACTCCTTGAGTGAAGGAAACAACACAGAGCGATTAGATTTCTTCCGCTTACCCTTGTAGTCAGTATCAATCTCGTACCTAAAACACTTGCCATGAGTTAGAAAACCCGCATACTTTGTAGTATTACATTGATGTAGTATATCATGGATGCGTTGGTCGAGGCCAGCCATAGCCTCTTCCAACGTTTCCTTACCCATTTCGTAATACAATAATGAATCTGCGTCAATCAAACAAACGGCCTTACCTTTGGGCAGTCGTTCAATTTGTTGACTCATATCACACAGTTGTAGTATTAGATTCTAAAATCTCTTTGCGCATCTCTTCCCATTCCTGGTCAGTGAGTGCTGCATACTTAGATGAATGATACATACTACCATTCACACCAGCCAAGCTAGAGTGTACAAAGTACTGAAGGCAACGGATAGCACCATCAGTAGAGTTAGGGATTGCACCAATATGCATAGGGTCTACAAAGACATTGTGAATCTCGCCCCCATAACCATTGATGTAATACAAACCACCGATATGCAGACCACGAACACAAACAGCATCATCATCAGTGTTTACCTGATCCCATGATTCCAACTTGTGAGTGCGTCCGACACGAATGAAGTGTCCAAGAGCGTCCCCACAAAAGAATGCATCACCGCTATTTCCCATAACAGCTGGCTCAAAGAGTCTGTTCTCCACAAATTCTGGGAGTCCTTCTGAGTCAATCTCACCAGTATCTACGTTAAAGGTGCGCTTGTAACGAGGCATGCAATCCCCAGTCTCAGCATCAAACTTATGCATGACTTCTCGAGACACTTTGTAACCATTGAGGAGACCCTCGTTAGTTATCTTGATTTGATAAACAGTAGCAAGATCCGTAGCTACATTTTCGGCAAGACCTTTATCCATAAAGATTTTCTTGTTCTCCGGATGCACGTACTTCATGTTTACAAAATCAGCAAAGCGCTCAGCAAAATCTGCACCTTTCTTTCTGAGCAACGGATTGCGCAAGAACCTAGTCCACAACTTTACTACAGGGAGAAAGTCAACATCCTTGTCAACAGAATCCATAATTCTATCTACAAGAGACTGCGGCATAGGGATGTCAGATATCTCCTCATCATCGTGGGTCAAGAAATACTGCTTAGTCAGCTCATTGTATTTCAAGTAACTACATTTTGACTCAATAAGCTGCTGTGCATCTATTCCATTGTCCTCAACAATTTGTACAATTCCATGAGTATACATTTCATACTCTTCAAAAGACTCTGCAGCATTAGCCTGCACAGACAAATCAAAGAGTCGCTTGTACGTCACTTTGTTGTAGGGAACAACACTGAAGTCTTCACCTATAGAAACAGATATGCTGTCTTCTACGACATTTAAATTTACCATATTATTTTTGTTAATTGGTTTGAGGTGGGGTTAAACTAAACCAAAGTCTCGGAACCTCAACGTCCGGGACTTCGATATCAAATTTGTTGTAAGCAGAAAATAGAGTAGTAAGTGGGTCCATAATCTCAGTAAGATTGCCGCTGTAACTACAGGCAGTTAGGCCTTCGTGTATAGCCTTCATAAACTCCCCGATATCAGCATATGCTTCCTCTAATACTGTAATCAAACCCGCTAAGTCTTCGTCGTATGCATCGATGGTGGGAACATCTACAACAAAGAGCTCTCTGGATTTCTGCTTACGTAAAGATACATCTCCGCTATTGCAAATCCTTTGATACTCTATAAAGTTTTCTAGGTACTGCCTGAACTCTATTGCTTCCTTTGAAGAATCATTGTCAGTCAGTGCACTGGTATGAATACAGTGCTGACTGTGTCTGTATATTCTTTTGTAGGCTCTCGAAAGATCCGGCAATAGAGTTTCAGACGCACGAGCACCCATCCAACTAAACTTATGCATCCATGCTGTCTCTGTAATAACGTTATGTGTCAATACTCTACGTAAATACTCACTAGCTACAAGACCCCCATCTTCTGTAGAGGTAAAGAAGAACTCATCAATGTGTTTCCAATGTGGGTTCTTCTCTGCATACTTGAGGTTAGTCTCTGAGAGTCTAAACAACTGCGGAGCTTTTAGGTCCTTAATTTTGTCTAGCACAAAGAGGTCCTGCCTCCAGGCATTGCTAGGAACTACCTCTCTAAACAGAATAGGGCTAGCAGACCATGGCTCTGGAATACTGAACAGAGCCTTGCCCCACTTAGGGACACGTCTATCCAGTATCTTAGCTGCCATTAGCATCTTGTAATCATCTACCTTAGAACAATAATAGGTCTCGTTCTCAGATTCTAGAATAGTCTGAATCTTAGGTTCGAACTTGTCCCATGTCCACTTTTGATTACTAGATCGTAGGGAGAAGCCTACGATACGTTTCTCAAGTACACGTTGTTCTGCGGGAGTGAGGTGGTGTCCTGCTGTTTCTTCTTCTTTAAACTTAATTCCTGCTGCGAATGCCTCTGGGACGTCTATATCAGAGTAACTACGCAGCAGAGAAGTGTGATTACTAAGGCAGTTATTTATCTTACTTCTTTGCAATTCATAAGCTGCCTTCTCCTTCAGTATTCTTGCTTTGTGATCATCGTCAAGGGCTTCTGCGAGCTCTTTAACAAACTTGTCACTGCTAACTGCTGAGATCAAGACAAACTTATCAACGCCTTGAGACGTAAGATAAAGGTCCTTTACCTTAGATACACTACCTTCTTCTGCTACATAGACTCTGGATAAATCAATCCCGGTCCAATCAGTTACATCTGTACGAGCAATCCCGTCCCTATATCCGGTTGCATGAACTACTCTAACCCGATAGCCCTTGAACATAGATTTAGGATTTGAGAACTTAATACCTGTGTTCTCAAACTTAGGTCTAATGCTAGAAACATCAACCATACGAGCAACATGCTTGATGGCACTAAGCTCATCAGTGCTACTCGTACTATCGGTGTTTCCCTTGTACAGTATGTTTGAACAGAGTTGTATCCACTTTATAAAATCATCTTCTTTTAGTGCTTCTTCTACTATTTCTGTTGCGTCTTCTGCTGCTTTCTCCAGCATCCCTTGTACATACTTCTTTGTATTATCATTCCATATAACTTTCTCACGTGACGGAGTCACATCTACACCGTCTTGAATTACAATCTCTTCCCCAGCATCGTTGATGTATGACTGCCGCATAGGACACTTGATACCTATGTTGCCCCACAACTCCTCCATTTCGAGTTCACGAAAGTCAATGCGTCCGTAGTTGATACCCGTAGTATCCCCAGGATTCTTGACAATCACGATGTGTGGTCGTGCATACCAACCAGAGTCTGTCACAATAAGATTGTCTGTGTTCAGGAGGATATCTCTACTAATTGTAGGAGAGTATGACTTCCCTTGAGAATCTACTATGTCAAACCTAACTGATGGTATGTAGCAAAGCTGCTCTTCTACTGCATTACTAAATGCTCTGCGAGTGTGCTTCTTTGCCCCAAGGGAAATTTTAGTGTAATTCTTTCCGCTGTAGTTTTTGTAATACGCTGGTTCTCCATTGCTAAGAGTTATTTGTCCATCGGAATCCCACTTCCCTATGACAAAGTCCGTCTTGTACGGGTAGCAGTTCATCTTGAACAGCTTACCGTTGTATGCACTTTCAATGCTGTAGTAAGGAACACCAGTAGACAATGCTACTTTAGAACCTAAACCGAATGCACCGAAGTTCTCAGCAGTATTACGCTTTGTAGAATATCCAAGTTCAAGCATACCTTCAAGACGACGTCCCCCGATGCCAACACCGAAGTCCATAATCTCTACAGTATCACAGTATCCTGAACCTGAATCGTCCTCAATGTATCTGACCTTGACATGGTTATTCTCCATATCCAGATAGTTGAGGTCGTAGTACTCACGATTGAAGTTAGATGCTTCATACTCTTCTCCTGAACGAGTAATGAAGTAGTCTTCAACCTGAGCTTTACCTGCAAGTATCTCTACTGCAATTTCCTTCTCCCGTTGTGAATCGCAGGCGTTAGTCACCAGCTCACGTACGGTCGAAGGTATTGGAGTAGAATATTGCGTAGCTTGTAGTACATCAAAGATTAGATGCTCTGCACCTTTGCTAATCTTTTTCTCTAGCCCACGCGTGTTTGATTGGGTTGTTTGCCCAACTGTTTTTATGCTCATTTTGTTGTAAATAAAAACGACCCCTATTTAGTAGGGGCCGTCAGTTCTAAGATCATTTCTATCGTCTGCAATACTTGCTTCTGATTTCTGGGTACAAATAATACAGGTGGATCATCTTGCTCCATGAGGAGCTTTAAAAACATCTTCCATTTCAAGGGAAACCTTTCGTTAGCATAGCCTTTGCACTCTATAATCCATTTCCCCTTTGGGTCAAGGAAGTCAGGAGTGTAAGTGATGTCTCTAACCTTATGAGATTTCTTATCCTTGTATCCAGTTTTGCCGTTGTCTTCATATCTACTATTCCCGTAATGCATTCCCTCAAACAAGACAAACTTCTTAGTTTCATACTCTGAACTGATACCACTCTCTTTGAGCTTTTGGTAGCAGAATACTTCGAGCATACTCCTAAAGTTTATTCCGTCGACTTGTTTTCGTTTTGCGTTTCGAACTCTTGTAGATCGGGTACCAACATTTTGTACTGTTCTGGATCGATGGTTTTTATTTCTTGAAGCCACTTTTGTTCTATTTGTTTTGCTTTCTCTCTTGTTGCTACATCATGCTTCGTCTTAGTCCCCAGATTAGCCATTAGAATGGCACATCTGTGTAGGATTTCGTCGATCTGTTTTTGTTTGTCAGTTGCCATATCTCTTCTTTGATTAGTTGTTGTGCTGTATTAAGCCCACGATTTTTAATCAGGTCAGAGATATCCTTGCTGCAATATATATCAGGGACATACACATTAGCAAGCTCAAACGCAGAACAAATTTTAGAAGCTACAGTTTGCCCAGGATTTTGCTCTGACCCAAAGTCGTTATCGTAGAAAACGATTACTTCTTTGAACCTTTCCTTGAGCGTTTTGATGAGCCCTTCATTGGGCAATTGCATTTCGGACTGTAACGCGACGGCGGAGTAACCAAGCACCTCCAAACACATGACATCCTTGAGCGAGCTTGTGAGAAATACAACTTCACCATTTTCAACCAATTGAGAATACCCCTGAATAATGTTTTTACCCACGTTACTATACCATTTATTATCTGTTTCATACGGACTATAAATCTTATAACCGCTGTGAAAACGGAAAGCATAACTGATACTATGCGAGTGAAAACGTGTCTCATTAATCCAAAAATATTCTATTGGGTGAACATCAAATTTAACTAATAAACTCTTTGGAATGCAAAACTTCTTCCAATAATCTGCATCTAAGCTATTCCAATGTCTAGCTTTTATACGAATTACTGCACGTTTTAAAGGTGTTATGTTGTACTCATATTTTCTAGCTGTGGGAATTACACTACTGCTAGTTAGCCCAAGACCGAAGTCCTGAGAAATAAGCTGAAGCGCACCTACAAACTCTAGATTGTACTTGTGCATCACATACCCAAAGCAATTGAATGTGTGGTCTTCATTAGCAAAGTCCTTGTATAGTAGGCCACCCTTCCATTCAACAATGCTGACACCTGGTCTTTCGTCTTCCCGTAGATCGCTGCAAAACTTTACCCCAAGTTTTTTGAAATTAGGGCAATATTGTCTAAAGATATCGTACTCAGTTATCTTAGTAAGTATTACATCGCTGTGTAAATGATCATTGCTATTTCTGTATTTAATCATGGCGTGTAAAAATAAGGAAGGGGACCGTAGTCCCCCTCCCTATTCGAAGCAATTAGTAATTAAACCGATAAACTTACCAATCACTTGCTGCCTCAGCTTCAACTGCAGGTTCCGGATCCGGGGTAATCAACCCTGGAACATACTTTTCTAGCTCAAGGCTAGCATTGTACTCTGCATTGAAGGAACCATAATCGTCATTAAGTTGTTTGATAAACAGATCTTTACGGAATGGCTTGAGACGACCGAAGTGCTTTGTGTACACCTGCTGGTACTTACCATCTTTAACACCGAGTAATACTCGAACTCGGTTATCAGACAGTGCGTTTACAAGCTGACGGATTTCTGTAACATCGCCGCTCATAATCTTACTAATACTCTCAAATGCACATTCATCACCGTTAGCCACGTTAGCATAGGCTTTAATGAACTCCATGAGCATGTCCTCACCTACATATGCTTTGCGCACACCGTTAGACTTGAACCACTCATACAATTCTGATGGATCTTGGTCTGCATATACAAACTGACCTACAGAGTTGCACCACAGGTTCTTCCCTGACTTAGCAACACGATGCTCAGGCTTGACAAGAATGTCAAAGCGTGTAGTAAATTCAGGCTCAATACACTTCAACCAGAATGTGATTTTGTTGTACGTGTCACTACCAATAGACACATCAGTGTATTGTGGTTCTGCCCTGAGATTAATACCAAGATCGCTTAGCTCAGCTTGTGATGGATTCACAGCCATAATTTGCATAGGTGCGATACCTACATATAGTGGTACTCCACCACCACCTGCTACTTCTTCGTTGGAGTTGTTTGCGTTAATAGCCATTAGTCAATAAGTTCAAAGGTGTCAAATGAATCGTTTTCTGCAGTGTTGTCTTCCACACGTAGTGCTTCAGTATCAACACGCAATTGTGCTGGGTTCTCCTCAGGAGTCTCTTGTGTAGAGCTTATGTCATCTATAAGAGTAAAGCTGATCTTAGTCAGTGCTCTCTTTGGGCGACGGTTCTTGAGCATAGGATGCTGGAACAATTGCTTGATCTCCGCCCCAGTAAGCTCATACTTCTCCTTGATTTGTGGTCTCCCAAGACCGCCATCAAGATCTGCGATAATACCAGAAAGAGTGATGGTCTTCTGCTCCCCATCAGGAGTGGTTTGCTTTTCTACGGTAGGCTCCGTTTGTTGATTTGCCTCAATCATAATGTTTGGGTTTAAAATTAATCGATGAATATTTTGTCCCACTCAAGTGGGAATGTTTGACCTTTAAGGTGGTCACACCGTGAGCCAGCTTGTATGTCACCAAGAGAATCGAAACTAATCATTGTAGTATCGTTCTCACGGAACACATAACCGATCGCATCTGCGTTAGCACATGTGATGTTACGAATTTTGCCTGTTAGGTCAAGGTCTTTGTAAGCTACCTCCTTGCCCTTCTTTTCTATCTTTGCCTCTTTGAGGTGCCCGACAAGAATAACATGGTCAGCTAGTGAATTAAGCCTCTCTAACCATTTTTTAAAAGCAATGCGCAAATACATGTAACCACCGCCATTAGGTAAAGTGAGAACAGAAAGTCCGGTATTCTCTTTATCAAAGTTTTTGCCCATAGGCGTGTTCTGATAGAGCCTCTTCGCTTCCGGCTCGCACCATACTTCGAGTTGTGTAACTGTGTCAATTGCAATGTATTTATAAGGTTTACCTTGACTGATAATCTCTTTCCCAATCTTAGCCAGTTCCGCTAGGTTCTTAGCCTTGATCTTGAGAGCATCAATCATATCAGTTCCGTCCTCCAGGTCAATAATAAGGCAGTTGTCTAGCTGCGCAAGAGCCGATGTCTTGCCTACCTTAGGTTGACCATAGAGAACGAAGTTTTTAGGAGACTTCCTGCTGGCTTTAATTTTACCAGTGGGAAGACTAATCTTTACTTCGCTCATTAATTGTGAATGTTGATAAATCTGTTTGAAATGGGATCATTCCCAGCAATCCGTCACGATTCTTCTCCACGTGACAAGCTAATAACCCAACAGGGTCTTGTCCGCAGTATGAATCAGTAATCCCATACAAATCGTAGGGACGTTGTAACATCATAACTACATGAGAATCCTGACCAATAGAGTCACCCCCGAAGAGGTCTGTTAGCAATGGTTGGTATTGCTGTTTGGCTCGGTACTCCTGTTCGATGTTACGATTCAGTTGTGAAAGTAGAATTGTTATGGATTGCATCTTTGCCTGCATCCACATGCAGGACTTAGAAACCGTGTTTAGTTTCTGTAGTTCGGTATCCTCCTTACCAAGTACTAATCGTGAATGGTCAATTAAATTGATAACAGTCTTTGACGGTTGTCGTAAAAACATCTCTTCATTAACCTTCTTGATTATGTTCATGTCTTGGGGGATACTACAGAAATACATAGGATAGTCCTTGTACTTCTGTACAGCTTGCTTGTAATTATTGAATGCTTCCTCAGATAGAATATTTTCTACAGAAAGCAGATCAAATGTCTGAAGCTTGGTGTCCTTTGAGCCAGCACGTAGTATTTGCTGCTCACCGGGCATCTCAAAGCTCCAGTAGATAACGATTAAATCGTCGTTTGTGTCTTTGTTTACATCGAGTATATCAAATATTAATTGGTTTGAAAATGCGGATTTACCTACACCTGGACGGCCTGCAATAACATACATCTTGCCTGGCTGTAAGCCACCCATAAGATTTCTGTTAAGTCGGGGCCAAGATGTAGGGTATACACGTCTCTTCCCCATCATACCATCGCGGACATCTTTAATAGATTTCTCTACTGTCTTTGAAATATGATAAAGTTTTGGGAGACTATAGTTCCCTTGTGATGCGTCGCTCATTATCTGAAGTGTCTGTTAGGTCTTGATACTTTTCCCATGTATGCTGATTGATCCATGTAGCAAGCATTTGCATATAACCTAAGTTATTTGCCTTCTTTCTTTGGTCTAGCTCTACACCCAAACATCTAATAACCTCCTTGTGCTTGGCTACGCTGTTTTTAATGTACTTTTCGTACTGCTTGCGAGCCTTCTTGTTTGTTGAGGCATTAGGGTCTTTGGCACGTAAAGGGCGAATACCCCCATTAGCATACACCTTAAGAGGAAAGTGGGAGAGAAGCTCTGACCACATCTGATCGAACGGAGTAGCATTTGGACTGCTAAATTTCGCTCGAACAACATGTGTATCAGTGCTCTCCCCCAGCTTAACCAGGCCTTTGGTTTGCATTACTTCAAGCCTAACAACTAACTTTAGATCGTCTATGACATCGTGGGAACCACTTTGTAATAACTGTAAATATACATATTCATCAGCAGTTATCCCAAAATCCTTGAGACTTTTTATGTTAATCTCTACGATCATAATAAATAGTTGTATATCAGTAAGAGCTTATAAAGTTTTTCTTTATTTTCTTACCGCGACCCTTCAAGCCCTTATTGTGCAAGAGTTTAAAGTATCCGCACCAGTTCCCCATTCCAGACTGTACCTGGAATGTGCCCAGATTCTTGTTTATCTGAGAGAACATCCGGTCTACATCAAATGCAGGGTCAGTGCTCAGCGAGGCAAGAGCTTTAAGAACTGCGCCTTGAGCCCATACTTTCCCGTCAATAGGGTAATCCTGATGAATAAACTCTGTCACCTTATCTAAGATAATTTGCTTTGTTTCACTCAAATCATATACATACTTACCGAGCTTGAAAGCATTTGTGATAGTACCCCCAGTGTCAACATTCGCACAAGTAAGAGTGCGCAAAGCAGACAAATTGGAATCAGGATATTTCTCCCACAAATCATTGAGCTTTTTGTAGTTCTCATTCTCAATGTGATGAACTAACCAGTCTTGAACCTTCCATTTCTCGACTTTGTTGTTTACTTCAGAGAGCATGTCTTTGAAGTAGTCCTCATTGCCTTTGTAGTTTACATCAAACTTAGCTACGTACAGAGAATTCGATTCCCCATTCTCAATGGTCTTCTCATAGGCTTTTACCCTATTCTGACCATCAAGGATGTAGTTGTCTTTTGTAAGCAACACAGGGCTGATATTAGCCCCAAACTTAGAGATACTCTGCGCAAGCTTGTCAATGTGCTTTGGCTCGAGCTTGAAGCGATTGTTGTCAATGTACTTGACATTAGGGAGCTTCGTAACCTTCTGTAATGTTAGACTGTTAACCATTTTACGTTGTTTAAAGATTTAACTGCTTGTTTTATCCACTTCTCTTCTTGAGAGTCGTGAACGTAGACTATATAGATCTTCCCGATCTTATCTGGGGTACTGAGTCGAAGGAGTCTACCAACCCTCTGAATCATAGGTAAGGACTTACTAACCAAGCCAACAATAATGCCGACACTAGCGTCAGGCACATCAAAACCTTGGTTAAGTGCTTTTGTACTGCAAAGGATACGATTGGATCCATCTCGAAACGATTCAAGTACCTCTTTTCTTCCTTTTTTAGTATGCCCCGAATGATACGCAAGTGCCGAAAGAGAGTCAGCCATAGCGTCAGTAAACTTATTAGTCCCAGAAAATACAAGAATTTTATCATCACTGTGTTGTGCTACGAGTTCCTCAGCCTTGTCAATTTTAGCTGTAGAATGCTGCACCACTTTTGTACGCTCTGATATTGCATTAAAGAACATCTTTGCGGCACCAGCATCACCAGGAATCTTCTTTGCTAAGATAAGCTTAGCTGCGGTAAATGCATCGAAGTCCCCAATACGATACTTGGCTTGCAAGAATTTGTTCTGTGCTTTCTTATATGCTGCTTGGTCCTCTTCGTTGAGTTCAACCGGGATACAAACTATCTCATATGGGCTCACTAATCCAAGCTCTACACATTCATCTAAAGAGATGTGAAAGCGAATAGGGGCAAGCTTCATAAGATAGTTACGGTATTCCTCATCCTCCGGGACCGTAGCTGTCATGCATAATAACCTGTCATACGTATTGTTCTCAAAGAACTTACGGTATTTCGGGCTTATGCCTAAGTGTACCTCATCACACACAACGATATTGTAGTGCTCTCCTTCCAGCTTGTAAGCTGACTGATAGCATATAATATCTGTGTGATTTAGAACATCATCTGCATCCCACTTCTTAAACTCTTCTGCAAATTGATCTTGCAATTGAGTAGTGGGGACAAGAACTAGGGCTCTCTCTCCGGATTGTATCAGCTTCTTAATAGCTAATACCCCACAGCGAGACTTACCAAATCCTGTGCCTGCGATGATGCTTCCAATAAAATCATCTTTAGCCCATGCATTTAGGGCTTTGCGTTGTTGTTGATTTTTTACTTCATGTATCTGTTTGTTTTTCATTAATTCAATCTTCATTTTTCTGTTTTAATAGTTCAATTCGACTAGCTAGTGCCGATAAATCTCCCGCATCTTTTACTACTTCCATTTTCTTTAAGAGTTTTAAACAGACATCATACCTCTCCTCAAAGTATGGATATGTCTCTATGTAATTCTCAGCTGTTCTACAACTGTGATGAATTGTAGCATGATCTCTACCCAAAAACTTTCCTATAGCAGCATAGGTTAGTGTTGTGTTGTCTTTTGCTATCTTTGCAAATGCATGCCGTGCAAGTACACAGTTGTGTATTCTGGTTCTACCCATGACGTCGTCTCTATCGACATTGAAAGCCAGAACACAGATGTCTATAAACTGACTAAGATCTACAGACAGTGCAGTAAAGGAATTAAGGGCTTTAAGTTTATCTCGGTTTGCAATACCGGGGTAAACCCAAGGACTGAGTTTTTCTTTTATCATCATTTCTCAGAATCTTTAAAGTCCTTCATTCTCTCTTTTATTTCCCCCCACTTCTCTACTAGAATGTCTCCTAGTATTAGTAGACCAATGCAGGATATTGCAACCATCAATACCCCGCATATAAAATTAAATGCGAATTCCATCATAATTAAAATGTGTTTAGTTTGTGAATCGTACTCCCGATAGGAATCGAACCTATGACCTACTGCTTAGAAGGCAGTTGCTCTATCCAGCTGAGCTACGGGAGCTTAATACCTCACAGGTGTCGGTGACCTGCTGCTATGTAACAGTCATAAATGACGAGGTAAGTGCGCTTTATATGGTGTGTACCTGAATTGTTTTATTACAAAATCACTATAAAAGTCTCTATCGCTATCTTTCTGAAAGTGATTGTTGATGACAACTCTCATCTTCTGATCATTAAAGTAAGCTAGAGTGTCCTTATCAGTGATCTCTCTAACAAGATAATCATTGAATGAAATGCTAATCTTATCAGGTAACCAAAGTAGTGAATACTTAAGAAAGTGTTTAGCTGGATTCTTGAAACCAAAGAAGTGAGTCTTCGCTCTGAGATTATAGTTCTTCTCCCCAATGCCATGTGTCCATAGATTAGTTTGAAGATTCCAGAAGCCCAAAGGGTTAAAGCGGTTAAACTTTAGATACCCATTTCGTTTGTCAGTGTAGCCTTCTAAAATATCAATTTCAGGTGGCCAGGTTTCAGATCCCCACAACCAAAATGCAGGCCATTTATTTCTGCCTCTAGGCATCATAGCTTCTATCTCAAATCGACCGTAACTAAAATCTTCAACACTACAGATTAAACCAGTACCTAAGTTTGGTTTATATGTTTCACCATTGTAGTGTTGGATCTCATTCGGACTTTTATCGGTAGTTAAATGCAGATATCCTTTATTATCTACATTTACGCATTCTGGATCATACCAGCAAAATGATTTATCAGGATGAACTCTTCCCCATCTTTCTTTCGTTAACCACTCATGACCAGACCATGTAATATTATCCATATCTTATACATTTAAGATGTGCGCCTACTAGGACTTGAACCTAGGACCTGCGGATTATGAGTCCGATGCTCTAACCAACTGAGCTATAGGCGCTGCTCTTTATTAGGAATCCAGTTTATCTAAAATGTCTTCGTCTATCTTCTGACTATTCTCAGATAACCATCTCTCTACGAGCTTTTGGATCTCTTCGGTTTCTTCTACCTCTTTTAGATCTTCATCATAAACAGTAGAGTTTGTAATATGCAACATATCTACCTCAGGTCTCATGTCAGTATGGTAACCTTTTGTTCCCCAAAATTCATACTCCCCGATTCCATGGTCAACAAATACTACTGCTGCTTCTATCTCAATGTCCATGCTGTACTCCGTCCCAAGCTCGAGACCTTCGTAGTCTAAATAAACGATTTCCATTTTTACATTATTAATATTAATCTTTTCTTTCCAGTTTTGTTTGTGTCTAGCAATCATCCATTTACACCAAGCTGCATAATTAGAAGCTGGGCTGTCTGGGTAGGCTGTAGATTGAATCTTAATCTTGTTCATCAGTTAAAAGTATTGGTTCTGCCCACTCTCCACACTGTTGGCAAATGTATGTGTCGGAGTCTATGCTGGCTGTGCAGCAGTATGATACGAGTTCATCCATTAGTACAGAGGTTATCATATAGGTCTTTATCTAAAAATTCTTGTACACCTGTAAGCTTGTGCCCCATCCTACGCTTTTTTGCATTGTGCGCACGTAGTTGTTTGTAAGGTTCATAAAGACCTACACAATTATACAGAGCGTTGTATATACGATGATGCTCAACATCATAGTGCTCAGAGATAACCTTAGGAGAATACCCAGAGAGATACATACGCATGTAGTCATACACTTCCTTATACGTATATGGAGTTGCACCTTCCCTGTTCACAGGTGTTTTAGCATTCATCTTGTTTTTAATCCTGACCCTTAATTGTGGGGGCAATGAAATTAGTTTTATTTTTCCCATGTTTTCGAAATGTTTGTTTCTGCTTTTAGCAGACCGTTAGTAACAACAGTAAGAGCTGCTTCTTCCATTAGTTCAGTCATTCTTTCCCTCCATCTCTCTGCAATTTCTTCTTTACAAATAGTATCTATCTGATCGTGAACAGTCATTACAATCTTTACTTGTAATTGTAGGTTGTGTTCTTTAATGAAGTTGTGAATCTTGACGAGAGCGAGCTTGGTCATGTCAGCAGAAGCACCTTGTATAGGTGTGTTCTTGCTAGCACGTTCAATCATACCCATCTCTTTGGGTGGGGTGTTACGACCGTCCCAATAGTCAAAGAATCTCTTACGTTTAAAAGGTTTGAAGGTACGTATGTACCCATTCATCTTCCCAAATCTCCCAAGCATGTCTAAAAACTGCTTGATGTTTGGGAATGCAGTAAAGTATTGGTCAATCAAGGTTGATGCCTCCTTAACAGTTATGTCTAAGGTGTCACTTAACTTGTGTGGTCCCATACCATAAGCCAATCCGAAGTTAATCGTCTTGACTTTAGTGCGCATCTCCTTGTGTTTAGGACAACTGCACTTCATCTTGCTGTACATATAAGCACAACCATCAGCAGCACCGTTTTTCCATTGGTCTTGAAACACAAGGTCTGCACATACAGAGTGCAAGTCTTGTCCTTTCTCAAGGGCTTCAAGGAATACAGGGTCTTTGCTACCGAAAGCAATGACATTCAGCTCCTGTGAACTGTAGTCAGAAGACACAAACACCCACCCATCCGGGGCTACAAAGCAATTACGATACTTATTATTAGCAGGAATCTGCTGCATATTGGGCCCAGAAGATGAGACACGACCAGTGTCTAGTATCTGAGAGAAATTAGTGTGGACTTTACCATCACAATTTACATAGTTAAAGAAATTTGTACCATATGCATTAGCTAACTTGCTAAGTTCTTTATATCGTATATAGCTTTTGATTATATCATGCTTGAACCTGTGCTTATTTAGATTCTTCCCATTCACATCTTCAAGAGATGGGACTAGGTGTTGAAACAGTTTGAGTATCTGAGCCGGAGAGCTCCACTTAATAGCAGTAGCACGTTGCTCCTCAGCCTGTAAGAACATATCCTGTTGCACAGGTACGTGATAGTGTGGACTGAGTTTAGGGTGATTGACTACTTCTCTATCTAATTGCAGCTCATACTCCTGAGCTTTCTTTAGATTATCCGTAGCCAATTCAATCCAGCTGTCTTTATCAACAGTCAAACCCTCATACTCTATCTCAGAGAACACAATAACAGCCTTGTTCTCTAAATCTGCAACCTGAACAAGATCACTTTCATCCAGTAACTTGTGTTGTTTCTCCCAAATTTGTATGAGATATGCCACATCGTTTGCACCATAGGTAATCTGATTGTGCGTAAACGGCTGACCTTGGAGGTTAACGAACTTGTTGCGGACTTCTTTGTCCAAAGTAACACCGATGTACCGTTCACAACATCTTGATAATGAGTAGCCGTGGCCTTGCTTACCACAGTGTAAAACCTTCTCTGTAAGATAGGTATCGTAAATGTTCTGGCACTCAATTCCTGCCCAACGTCTAATAAACTTGTAATCGAATTTCGCATTGTGAAAGATTTTTGTTATTTGTTGTGATTCTAGTACCTCTCTTAGTGGTTCAATAGACACGTGTCTTGTATCGATAACGAATTGCTCTTGAGCATCCCCAATCTGAAACATAATCATCTTCTTACATGTAAAGTCAAAGCCTTCTGTCTCAGTATCTACCCCGAGTATAGCTTTAGATGAGCAGTAGTCTACGCATTCCTGTATTGTACACAGTTCAACCTTATTATTGAACTGTGTCTGGTTCCCTATGAACTTTATCATCTTGTATTTGGTTTCTCCGAAATTGTTGCTTGACTATCAAAGCAATCAAACCTTCTGCTTGGTCAAGGGTGAGCAGCTCGCCTTCGAAATAACAATAGTTAAGGTTAGCCTGCTTAGCTTGGTTGATTTTCTGTCGTATCGAAGATACAATACTGGGTCTTTGATAGGAAATCTGACCTACCCATTTCATCCATCCCATGTTGTGAATTATTTAAATGTTAGAGAAAAGAAAAGGGGATGCCATTGCTGACACCCCCATTCCCATGTACCTGATACTCGTTAGAGCACCACTAAATTAGCTGAAGATTTCACCAGTAGTAAAATCAACAGCTTTTGTAACTGCAGGAATACCTGTAGTCACTGCCGGAGCATCCGCTTCTAGGAACACATTCTGTGGTTCCCCAAATACAACGGTGCTACGAGTGAAGATGTACATCCCATTGTTGGTGATGAACTCTCCCTCCTTACCACGTCGCTTGGCAGAAGTTTGGATGTTGGCCGCATCCCATTCAGTTGCATCAGTAGTCTCCTGAATTTGCACTCGGAGACGCTGACCGTTAACTTCTGGGTTCAAAATGTTAAGAGACTTAACTTCATGACCCATCTCGTTAGTAGTGTAGTCCCCACCGAGATCAACCCCAAGAAGTTCTTGTGCATCTTGTGGTTCAACAGTTAACCAAGAACGACGAGCGCGGGCACCCACGTTGAATCGTTCATCTGATTTGTTGAAGACGCCCAAGGCATTCTGTGGTCGGTCTGCTTGTTGCAGAACTTCACCGAATTCCAACTGAATCTTGTTACCGTTCACTTTGCGCGCCTGAACGAGAAGCGTTTGTCCTGGAGTTAAGGTCTCCAGAGAACCTGTGTTAATTGAATTTACCATGACTTTTATGTAGGTAAAATGATTTTAAATGTGGGTACCTTTAATGGGAGTACCCTTCCCCAAACAAATCTTCTAGTGTAAATACGTCATGAAGAGTAGTCGCTGCATCTTGTTGTAGATGTGGGAGACCTTCTTCAAAACCTATTACATATGTTGCTACGATAGCAGCTATAGTTAAACTCCTATCAAATTCCGAATTAAATTGCGAGGGCGCCATGCTTTCTTTATTTTGTTGTCTAATATAAAGCGTCTCATGGTTTTAACTGAGTCGGGGATGATACTCCTGCTTGAGGGATAGACACATACAATGTATTTACCCTGTTCTAATTTGGTTGAGTTGTTCTCTATGTATTTAAGTAGGTCTTTTTTAGACCTTGATGCATAGACAACATATTCTGTAAGGTCTTCGATAGTCCATACAGGTGAGTTATTATTGAGTTTCACATGTCGCATCGTAATTGGTTTCGTTAATACTATAGGCAGGACAACTACTCGAGTGAGTAGTATGCCCTGTCCCGGTGCATGAAGACATAGATACTGCTACAAAGAGTAGCATACCTACAACTAGTACCCCAATTAGGAGTCTTGTTGTTTCTTTTTGATATTCTTCCATTATACTTTCTTTAGATTAATTTCAGTTTGATAAATAATAAAGCCATGACCTGCATCTTGTTGAATCTTTTCGATCAGGTCAGTGATTTCTTCTCTCGTGTAGTAGGCAAGAACAGTATCGTTTGCATTCTCAACAAACTTGTGAGTAGCATATCCCTGCTTCCCATTAGCGCTATCCGTGATTGGTTCAAGCACAGCTACCTCAAACTTCTCGTACCCATTAGGGGAGTACAGTGTCTGCTTAGGTATAGAGTATGCAAACTCCCCAGCAATAATAGATATTGTGTAAGGGAGGATGTTAACCCTTGCTCTCCA